GATCTCCTTAATTAATTTACCTTTTTAAAATCCCACCGATATTAGAGACAATTCTCATAGATCGGTTCCTGTTTGTTCTACCCTCATAATCAACGCCATTATTATCCGATTTAGGTTGCAGAATACTCATACCATCTTCAATCCTAAGATCCTTTGGATTGATGCGATACTTCTGCGGTCTAGGTTTGATTCTACCATACTCATGAGCAGTAACGAATTGAATGGTATTAATATCATCCATCCTTATAACGAAAGTAGCGTTAGAGGCGGCGTCACCCACGACGCGCTCATAAACTTGATCTTCCACAGAAGTATCGCGCCTAGCATTAAGGATAAATATCACTGTCTGATTTCTATCTCTCAATAATGACGCAAGATCGGCTATAAGAAAACCAAGCTCATAATTAAAACCCCCAGCAGCTAAAGCGTCACCTCCTGTCATATATCGCATCATACTGTCCACAATAATTAATCTTCTATTCTCTCTCAACTGTTTGAACAATAGCCTAGTTAGATCGGCTGCCGTAAAAGCAGTTAATACACCAGGTATACTATTATCAATAGTCGAAACATCTCTCTCGCCGTGTTTAATAATGATAGAATCCGGAGTGATTAATCTCTTAACAAAAGTAGATTTACCAACACCCCCTCCACCACTGATTAATACACCAGCACCAGGGACGCAAAAATCGAACGATTGCGCTGAAGATTTAGAATCAAAATCAATCTTAGCATAACCATCAAATAGTGGATCAAAATCCTTGTAAAAAGAACCCGACTCCTCTATACCACGTCCGGATATACAAATGTGACTCATATTACCTCCTAATATGTAACATATCTGTTTAATTTTTTAACTCTTTCAGGATGAATAGTTATGAAAGTCTCATCCAAAAGTTCCCTACTTACTTCATCAGGATCCAGTTTATAGTAGATATACTCTGGGTTCTCCATGAAATAAGCATCTGCTAAATTAACGTATTTTAAATTGACTGGTGTCTTGTCAACATTAAACATAGCATTAAAACCAACACCATACTCTTTTTTGATCATATCTTCATAGGTATCGAACATGAACTTATAAGAAGGATGATCTTTCAAAAGCTCCTGTCTCAACCAAAAACCTAGTTTGAAAAACGGCTTGCCTCTACCGATTTCATTCTCAGCAAGTTGAATCTTAAGAGCGACGTTTCTTACATCCTGAATAGCCTTTATCTTACTACCAGTAGCCACCAAGTCATGACCAAGAAAAACGGGGGTTTTCTCAACTTCAATGTTAAAGCCGCTCAGATGACCACTCTCCAGTATAAAAGAATTAAACTTACTCTTATCCGCTTCAATCAAAAAAGCGAAAAGATTATCGTCTCCTCCATTAAATAAAGCGAACCGAGGATGATCCCCCTTGATTATTATCTCTAATTCATCTAAACTTAAGTTAAAACAATTTTTAAGCAGAGTTAGAGCGACACTAGCCCCTACGAGCTTCGCTATATCACTAACAAAAGTTAACCCAGATGGGTTACCGTAAACGTTAGTTCCCTTAGGTACGTCATGATTACGGACGTAAATCCCTTGACCACCAAGATAGTCATTCTTAATGATCATCGGTAATCCTAAACATCT